CCCATCCGCGTCCAGGCGTCGGCGGCTACGGTCTGCGCGTCGTCGCGGGTACACTACAGCGGAGATAGCCGCCGCGCTGATGGTTGACCGGTCCACCATTTCCCGCCGCCTGTACGCTATGCGCGACCGCTACCACGCACAGCAGGACAACGCCCAGGACTAACCACGGACGCGCCCAGCCCCGCCGAGATCGTCACCACCTGACCCAGAACAGACAACCGAAGAAGCCCAAACCAGCACCGCCAGGACGGACTAAAAACCGCCCCAGCGGTGCTAATTTTATGCCCGTGTAGATTTTTGACAATGCCCCCGGAAATATGGAAAACGGACAGAAACGACCCGCCACGCTTTTTTAGACTGAAAGCAATACACCGACACCGACCCCCAAAGGAAAACGCCGCCAGCAGCCCCGCAGAGGGCAAAGAAGCGGGAAAGACCACCGCCAGCCCCTCGCGTGCGCGTGCGTTTATTCCGGGCGCGGTTGAATAAAAAAGAATATACCCCCGTATACAACCATACCCAGCGGAACAGAAACCCGCACCAAAGACCCCAGCAGGACAGCCAAAGCAGGAGGACACCAGGGCAGAACGGAGACCACCAGCGGAAAGCACTGGCCGGAAGAAAAGATCAGCGGCGAGGGGAGGGGAGGAGAGTCGCCCGGCGGCCTATGTTCCCGGCAGACCGGCAAAGACCCGTAGCAGCGGCGACCCCTGGGCCTCCATGCCGTGACCATCCGGCAGGCGGCAGCCGCCACCGGCAAAAAGTCAAAACCGGCGGAAATCGTCAAAACAGAGCGCGAAAACGGGCGAAATGACGGGGAACTTGCAAAAATCGGAACATTCCTTTACATATTAGGACAATATGGAAAGGAAAGCACCCCGGCGGCGGGCGTTTTTCCTGCAAAATCCGGCGGAAATGGACGGCACCGGCACCCGCTGACCACCACCGGCACCACCTGACAACCCCCAGGACGGCAACCCGGGGGAGGTTTACAAACCGGAAGGGCAAAGCCTTTTCTCCCTGCTACGCAACTCTCCTCCCCGCCTACACGTTCCCTTTTCCGTGTCCATATCCACGTTCCATCTCCGCATTCAGTCTCGTTCTCACGCAAGTTACCGGCAAGTTAGGGGTAGGGGGGTAGTTTTGAAACCGGGTCGAAAAAACGAAACGGTCAAAAGGCCGAGGTCGAAAAATTAAAATTTCGGCGGGCGCAAGCGCCATATATGTGAGGGGGAGGTACGGCCTTTGTGCGGCGGTGGTGCGAGGGTGGCGGCATTGTGTTGACACGGATGTTATATGGAGGCGAAAAAGTTTTTCTGCTTCCCTTGACACGGCGATTAGACTACCGGTTGCCAAAGGGCCGGGAGCAAATGACCGGCAAGTTAAATCGAGGGAGTGCTTTGTGTATGGTAGTAGACATTTTGGACACTGATAAGAAGTATGGCGTGATCTACGCGGATCCTCCGTGGACGTTTAAGACGTACAGTGCGAAGGGAAAAGAGAAGAAGTCCGCGGAAGCGCATTATCGCTGCATGAGAAAAGAGGACATACAGGCGCTGCCGGTGCAGGGCATAGCGGCGGAGGACTGCGTACTGTTTCTGTGGGTGACTATGCCGTGTTTGGAGGAAGGCTTGGAGCTGATCCGCAAGTGGGGCTTTACCTACAAGACCTGTGCGTTTACATGGGTGAAGCAGAACCGGAAGTCGGACGGGCTGTTTTGGGGACTTGGGTTCTGGACCCGGGCCAATGCGGAGCTGTGCCTACTGGCGACAAGGGGCAAGCCGAAGCGTGTGAGCAAGGGCGTACACAGCGTGGTGCTGAGCCACGTGCGGGAGCACAGCAGGAAGCCGGATGAGGCGAGAGACCGGATCGTGGAACTGATGGGAGATATACCTCGCATAGAGCTGTTTGCCAGACACCAGGCAGACGGCTGGGACTGCTGGGGCGACGAAGTATAAGGATAGGTGACACTAATGACAACGCGAAAGATGGGAGATGTGGCGACAGACGTCCTGCTGGACGAAGTGCTGGGAGGCAGGGTGGATGAAATGCTGCTGGACAGGGACGCGAACCTTGGTGCACTTCTTCGTCTGCGGCGGCACTTCCCGAAAGCGGCACTGAAACTGACGGACGATCAGTAGGTGTACCTGAGTGAGATGTACGAGGGTGGCATGACGGTAACGGAGGTCGCGGTGCTGCACGACGTAAATAAGAGCACGGTCAGCCGGAGCGTGAACCGGGCGAAAAAGACTTTGCAGGACTACCTTCAGTTCTGCCTGTGATGGGAGTGGGAGAAAGCAAAATGAACATTGGTCTTATCGACGTGGATGGGCACAACTTCCCGAACCTCGCGCTTATGCGGCTGTCTGCATGGCACAGGGCGCAGGGAGACAGCGTGGAATGGTGGGACGGCTTCAAGCGTTACGACCGGGTATACATGAGCAAGGTTTTTACGTTCTCCCCGGACATGGACACCTGCATCAATGCCGACGAAATCATCAGGGGCGGCACGGGATATAAGGACTACGGTTCACTGCCGGCGGAGATCGAGGGTACATTCCCGGACTACTCGCTGTACCAGGAGTGGAAGCCGGCCATCGGCTTTCTGACACGCGGCTGCATCCGTAACTGCCCTTGGTGCATTGTGCCGAAGAAAGAAGGACTTATCCGACCGGCGGCAACATGGGAAGAAGTAAAACGCCCCGAAAGTCGGGACATCATCTTTATGGACAACAACGTGCTGGCACACGAACACGGCTTGGAGCAGATCGAGCGCATGGGGCACGAGAATGTGCGGGTGGACTTCAACCAAGGTTTGGATGCGAGGCTCATCACGCCGCAGACTGCCAAGCTGCTGGCGGGTTTGAAATGGATCCGGTTCGTTCGTATGAGCTGTGACACCTCCGCCATGCTGCCGGTGATCGAGCAGGCCACGGCATATCTGCGGGAGGCGGGTGTGCAGCCGTGGCGGTTTTGGTGCTATGTGCTGGTGCAGGATGTGGAGGAGAGCCACAAGCGCATTATTGCCCTGCGGGATATGGGTGTACAGCCTTTCGCCCAGCCGTACCGCGACTACGACGGCGGCGAACCCACGGACGAGCAGAAAAAACTGGCGCGTTGGGTGAATATGCGAGCGGCGTTCAAGTCGTGCGAGTTTAAGGATTTTACGAGGTAGGGACATGGAATTGACGAACCAGCCGCTGACAAACGAGGCGGCAAAGAAGCTGATGGCGCTGGACGTGCAGGACAAGGAGATACTGACCTACGAAAAGCTGGACGAGTGGTACACCGCATGGGGCGGACAGTGCTACGTCAGTTTTTCCGGCGGAAAGGACAGCACGGTGCTGGCGTATCTGGCGGCGCGGTATCTGGCAAGCTACAGAACGCCGATATGGCCGCTGAACCTGGTGTTTGTGAACACCGGGCTGGAGTACCCGGAGATACAGCGGTTTGTCAATGAGGACGCCGACTGGCTGCGGAGGGAGTTTCCCCGCGTGACTGTCAATCTTGTGCGCTTGCGTCCGAAGATGAACATTCGGCAGGTGGTGACGAAGTACGGCTATAGCATCGTCAGTAAAGAGGTTGCGGAATGCATTGCAGACGCAAAGCGCAACCCAGACGGGTCGCGGATGCGGCGACTGCGTGGAGAGGATATGCGGCGAGACGGGAAACCGTCCGTTTACAATTGCAAAAAGTGGGAATATCTCCTATATGCTCCGTTTAACATATCCGCCAAGTGCTGCGCGTTCATGAAAAAAACGCCGCTGAAAGCCTACGCCCACAAAACGGAGCAGCAGGCCATAGTTGCGACAATGGCGGCGGAATCCCGACTGCGCATGACCTACTGGCTCAAAACGGGCTGCAATGCGTTTGACAACAAGCACCCCATGAGCAAGCCCATGAGCTTTTGGACGGAGCAAAATGTGCTGCGGTTCATCGTAGATCAAAATATACCCTATGCAAGTGTGTACGGCGACATTGTGCCCAGCGACGGGGAGAACGATTACACCGCCACGCTTGTGGACTGCCCGCTGCATTGCACAGGGTGCCAACGCACTGGCTGTATGTTTTGCGGATTCGGGGCGCACCTGGAAAAATCCCCCAACCGCTTTGAGCGCATGAAGCTGACCCACCCAAAACACTACCAATTTTGCATCGGCGGCGGGGCGTATGATTCTTTGGACGGACTATGGAAACCAACAGAAAAAGGCCTCGGCTATGGCCGTGTGCTGGAATACATAGGAGTGAGATACTGATGGGGGAAAAATTAAAAAGTCCCTGCGTACAGGATTGCCCGGACAGGCTGCCATGCGGAAAATGCCGGATGAATTGTGAGGCATTCCAAGCATACGAAGCCCAGCGGCTGGAGGAAAAACCCTGGGTGGATCGTTCCAACACCGCCGCACGGGAGCGCTATGTGCGGCAGAGCGCGAGGTTTGCAAAGGCCGGGAAACGACACATGAGACAGGAGGTTGACAATATGGATACTGTGAAGTTTATTGAGGAACGCAACAGAATGTGTAAGAGTTTTGATGCTGGATGTAAAGGGTGCCCTGCTTTTAATGTTTGCGAGCATGAGCTAAGTTGCGCAGTTGGTCAATTGTCAACGCTGGACGCTACGACTCAGATTGCCATAGTCGAGGCATGGTCGGCTGCGCACCCGCTCAAGACACGGCAGAGTGTTTTTCTGGAGCATTATCCTGATGCGCCAAGAGATAAGGACAATTTACTGACAGCTTGCCCTAAATGTTTGGATGCTAACGTTAGTTGTGTTATTGATAAAAACGCCACTGTAAAGAAACTTAAGCGTTGTGATGCCTGCCGCCGTGAATTTTGGATGCAGGAGGTGGAGTGAAATGACAAAACAAGAAGCTGCTGCTATGTTAGTGCAGTTGTATGCAGACTACTCTACCTTGTGCGAAAAATATGGGTGGCCTCCCAGTGATGGGATGTCAGAGGCAGTAGCAGTTGCTGTGCAGTCGTTGCAGGAGGTGGAGTGATGGAACGCCTGACGGAAAAGCACTATCTTGGCACAGACCATTACATAAAGTGTTCTGGCAACTGCAATGTGGACATGGATTGCATAGATTGCCCATCGTTTGACTGTCTGGTTGAACGCCTCGCCGCCTACGAGGACACGGGGCTGACGCCGGAACGCTGTGCCGAATTTGCGCGAGCAGACGCGGAAGGACGGTACATCGTAATGCGTGATGCGGAGCAGGAGGGCGTTGCCCGCCTGCGGGAGCTGGCGGAGGCCGACAAGGACGGGCGGCTGGTGGTGCCGCCGTGCAAGGTGGGCGAAAAACTATGGGTAATCGGACGAGACAGTGTGCCGCGAGAAATGGAGCTTGAAGCACCGGACATCAGAACGGTGTGCACGGACGAGGACAACTTATGTATGGCAACTTGTAATCGTAAGCCGGATGGCTTTTGCGCGTATCGTCTGCGTAACGATGGCACGAGCATAGGCAAGGCCGTATTCCTCACCCGCGAGGATGCGGAGAAAGCATTGGAGGCGATGGAATGAGCCAGCTGTGGAATTACTGCCCTAACTGTGGAGAAAAAAATGGAAAGAGGGGCTGCAAATGCGGCTGATTGATGCGGATAATGTAAGAGATTTGTTTGACGCGGAATTTAAGGAGACACGGAAGTTAATTTTGGCAGGGGAAACGCATTTGGATAATTTGGCAGAAGGTTTCACAGAAGCTGACCGAGTGATACGGCAAATGCCCACCGTTGATGCAGTGCCGGTGGTGCGGTGTAGGGGTTGTAAACACTGTAAAGAAGCGACTGACCACGAAGGGCGCGGTTTTTTCTGCGCGATTTGGGGGCGCGGGTGGCATCGGGTGCAGCCTGACGATTTTTGCTCCTACGGCGAACGGAAGGACGGTGAAACCGATGTTTGATGACTGCAAATGGATGCAGGACGAAATATGCGTCAACGCAGATTGCCCGGCGTGTGCGGATTATTGCCCAGTGGCAAATACACCGGGCGTATGCAAATACGAGGAAAGGGGTGATAGCGATGCTCAAAAGGGCAAACGGCAGACCGGCGCCAAATAATCCGGCCAAGGCATACGAGCTGGGCCGCCTGGATGGCACCAAACAATGCATGGACAATGTTTCCTGCGTACTGCTGGACAAGTGCGGATTCCATGTGCGGGAGGAGACGGCAGACGAGCACGACACCCGCAGCCTGGAATACTTACAGGAGTGCCTTGTGGAGCTGGTGGAGGCCAAAAACAACGGATATATCAAGATGGCGGACATAGAAAAGGCCCTGCGGGGCGAATATAAGATGGTGAACAGCGCGGAGTAAAGGAGGGCAAATGAGCAAAAAGGCGACACTGCCTTATGATGTGCGGTTGGAGTGCATTGCTTATGTGCGTGGGTATCCGCGCCGGGTGCGGGCGTATCGCGAGGCCCGGGCGGAGATCCTGGACGGGACGCATAGCGCCACAGAGGGCATGCCAACAGGATCGGGCGCTGGTAGGCCTGCCGAGAGTAAGGCGGAGCAGCTGGCCGCCATAGAGCGATGGCCGGAGACGCAGAAGATGCTGGCGGTGGAATACGCTATAGACCGCTGCGGCAGAGATATCGGCAGCGATACAATCCGGCGGCAGTTAATATATGGCATTATGCGCAACTGTCAAGGCAAACACAAATACTCTCGCAACAAGATCGTGATCCCGGGGATCAGCGAGAGGACATTCAGCCGGAGGAAGGAGCAATTTTTGATGGATGTGGCAAAATACAGCGGTCTTTACACAAAAGATGGCACAAATTCCACTTAATGATGTGCTACAATAGGTACAGTGGATGATAGGACAGTGGCATCCACGCGTTTTCCCAATCATCACTTTTCCTCCCTTCTATGCGCCGCCGGTATTGGGCGCACCGCGCAAGCGGCCCCGGGAACGGGCGTACCGGCACAACGCGATCATGACAGCCTGCGGGGTTATCCTGCGGGCTGTTGTTATATGCAGGCGTAGCTCAGTCGGTAGAGCTTTATCGCGCAAATGGATATGCGATTGAATGCCATTGGTCGCTGGTTCGAGTCCAGCCGTCTGCACCAAGACCCAAAGCTGACAGCGTACAGGGGCTCAAAGCCGGGAAGCCATTACCGGCAGGATGCGTCCAGATTTGTCCCGTCAGCAGGGCGTGGCTCCGCAAAGGGCCGTTCGATTTGCCCGCGTTGAATCGAGCGTTACTTAGAACGCGGATGAGGCTCCGTGACGAATCCGTAAACGCGGGATACAGGGGCGAATGTTCCAAGGCTGGCGAGGCGGTCTCCAAAACCGCTTGGGTGGGTTCGATTCCCAACCGTCCCTGCCAGATGTATGCTACCGCATTGCGGCACCACGGAAGGGTAAGACCGCTACAAGGGGCTTGCCTGTGCGCTGTATGAAAGCGGCAGGCCGAATAATTATTTGGCTGGCTCCGGCCTATGGATAAAGAAACGGATGCGACCGACATACCGGCGCAGGGCTGAAAAGTTCCGTGGTTAGCGCGTACAGAACTATATCATGCAGAGCGAACTCCGAGGCGTGTTCATCGAAAGGCACATGCGGAAGCGGTGAGGTAACGGCTGCCCTTGGGCAAGGCCGTTGTGTAGGGGGGTATGCTTGCATGGTTCTGTACGGCTAATTGTGTAAGCGACTCAAATGGAAAGAATAACGCCCAATGTGGGCGGCGTTGTTGCCCTTTGGGGCGGGGAAAGACTGTTACTGTAGCCAAGGGGTGGGGGCTGGTGACAAACAAGGAGGAGAGAAACTGTGGAGATCATCAAACCCGGGAAAATCAGGAAGATAAAACTGAAATGCGACGAATGTGGATGCGAATTTACCTGCAATTTGGGAGAGCTGACACGCATATACGGAACTTTGTGGGCCGAATGCCCACAGGAAGGATGCCATAATGTCGTAGAGGTGCCAAACGGAACGCCGGAATACATCGCGCCCGAAAAACAATACAATGCTGCGGGTACGGTCGCTGCGGACTTACCAATGGTATCCCTTATAGAAACCTTGAGGACAATAGGCGGCGGTATTATACCGTTACCCCACATACAGGCGCACTCTACGAACAGGAGTGATACATAATGGCAACAAAGAAACCTACCGCCATCGCAAAAGCAAAGGATAACCGACCGGAGACCGGCAGAGGCGGCAAAAGAAACTTCCCTCAATCTCTGCCTGACCTTAGCAGCGATGAGGATAGAGCCCTTGTATCTCGCCTCCTTACGGAAGCTCTTGTAGAATACAGACAGCCAAGGGTAAAGAGTGACGAAGAACTCACGGAGAGAATAAACGACTATTTTGCCCGGTGCGCTGAGACAGGACAGACCCCAACAGTAGAGGAACTATACATGACAACAGGCTACTCAATTAGCACGGTTAAGGACTGGCTATACGGAAAACGCAAGGGATTTAGCCCCGAAACGGCAACCATCATAAAAAAAGCCAAGGGTTTTCTGCAGACTTTTGACGCAAAACTTGTGGTTTCCGGGAAGCTGAATTTTCTTGGGTCTCGGTGGCCTCCGGTGGCTGCTTCGCCGTGCGTGGCGCTCCGCCAAAGTCGCCGGGAAAGTCGCAAGCGCCTGCGCCAAAGTCGCTTATTTTACCCCAAAATCATAGTCGTTTCCAAAATTCCGTGTATAAAGGCGGGATTTTTCTTGCCCACTTTCCGAGAGTTGACGGAAAGTCGTGCAAAAGTCGCTCGGTTTCGGCTCATTTTGCATCAAAGTCGCTGGCTTCTATGTACTTCCATAAGGCCACAAACAACGGGCACAGAACAAGCGGGACGGCGTCGGTATAGGGATAGCCCCAAACATTAAAACGCCTTACACACGCGTTAAAATGGCAAATAAGTCAAACAGAAGAAAAGCCCCCGGAATACACCGAGAGCAAAAGAATACCCCGCACAGCGTGAGCCATGCGGGGCAATGTTATTTTTGGAGCTTTGCAAGGTCAAGCAGCAGTAAAATAGGCTGCAACAGGATATACAACAGGATCATTGTGGGCACCTCCTTACATATCGATTGTACCACATCCGCCGGAGCGGGTCAAGCAAAAGTAAACCGCCGGGCGGTTGTTGTTTTGGTGTAGCGGGCTGCAATCTCCGGGAGATCCTTTTTAAGGCTGGTTGTGTCTACTCTGGAGGAGGTAACCGCCTTATAGGTGGCTTTGTGTTCTGTCCCCGCCAGGGATTCCACCCCGGCGGCGGTCATGCGCACTTTGAGCTGGTCCTTGAGGCTTTCCACCATTGCGGCGGCCTCCTCCTGCATCCGGATATACTCCGCAAGCTCTTTCATGATGCTGTCAATATTCATTATTAAACCCCCTTAAAACAAGATAAACAGATTGGAGCAACGCCCAATAATGGCATATAAAGCGCCGGTTTCGGTGTCCTCCACAAGTCCGCCGTTGAGACCGTAAACGCCGGAAGAATAGCCCACTTTTTCAAGCCTGCGTAGCGTGTAAATGTACTCGCTCGGCTTGTTGGTGTAGTCTTCTGCGACACCAAGCCGCACAAGCTCCCGCAGCTCCCGCTGCTTATACTTCCTCATTGCTGCACCTCCTGACGGGCGGCCCGGATCGCCGAATACACGCGGGCGAAAGCCTGATTCAGTGCCCGGGCTTGCACATCCAACCATTCTTCCCGGCTGTTCGGCCTGCGGTCGCCGTTGCGGGTCTTTTTGAGCTCGGACGGGGTGCAGAGCGCGGCGGCGATGTCCCCATCATACACAAGGGCAGAGCCGCCCCAGCTGTATTCACTCCAATCCCGCGCGCCGTTCAGTGCTGCGGCCTTGACGGTGGCGCATGTCGCGAGATCGTCGGCGGAGATATAACCGCCTTTGTGGTAATCCGCGATTTGCTGCAGCATATCCACGGCATAGGCTGTAACGCCCCGGCTCCATGCGCTGCGGTCCTTGCGCTGCTCCAGCGTCTGCATTGCCTTTGCAAGTACTGTTGTATAATCCATTGTATTACCTCCCGGCCTTATGGCCTTATCTCTTGCCAACGGCTGCCGGATGTGGTATACTCTCCGTGCTGGCCTGTTGGCTGGTTGGGGGGCGTTCCCGGGTTGCTTTGGCTGGCTGCCGGGTGCGCCCTCGTCTTGTATGTGTCTATTGTAATGCCCATTAGGGTATTTGTCAATAGTTATGGGCAATATAATGACCTTAAAATATAGATAATAATTTGTGTGGGTATTTGTATAATATGCCCATTGTGGTATACCTGTGTGGGATAAGTGGGGCAAGCTTCTGCGGCTGTCGATCTCCGGCGGGCATGACCGGGGGCGGGGGATATGCGGCGGCAGCCGGGGGCGGGGTAAGCCCCAAAAATCCCGCAAAAAATAAAAAGCCGTTTTGCCCCATGTTGTAAAATCCGGCAAAAACAAAAAGACAATTTTGGGCACAAAACATATTGACACAAATTATGCCGTGTGCTACACTACCCTTACAAGATGAAGGGAGCGATGCACATGAAAGTCGGATATATTCGGGTGTCCACCGAGGAGCAGAACACGATCCGCCAAGAGATACTGATGAAAGACCTTGGTGTGGAGCGTGTCTACATGGATAAAGCGAGTGGCAAGAGCCGCACAGGCAGGCCGCAGCTGGAAGCGATGATGGATTTCGTCCGAGAGGGCGATGTGGTCATTGTTGAAAGCATCAGCCGCTTTGCGAGAAGCACGAGGGACTTGTTGACGCTGGTAGAGCAGCTCACAGAAAAAGGTGTGGGCTTTGTATCGCAGAAGGAATCCATTGACACGAATACGCCGCAGGGCAAGTTCATGCTCACGGTGTTTGGTGCAATGGCGGAGCTGGAGCGAGAGCAGACCTTACAGCGGCAGAGAGAGGGCATAGCTGCTGCAAAAGCGGCTGGAAAATATAAGGGACGGCAACCAATAGCACTTAATGAAGATCTGGTTAAATCGGTGCATGACCAATGGTACAAAAACGAGATAACCACATCCTATGCAATTAAGCAGCTTGGAGTGAGCCGCAATACCTTTTACCGCCGGATGTGGGACTACGAGGACTCCGCAGGGATTCCGAGACGGCGCTGATGAATAGAGGGAGGAAATAGAAATGAAAAAATCGAATCCGGCCAAGCAAAAGAAAATGACAATCGTATTAGCCATTCTGCTAATCATTACCCTTGCTGTTGCATACAGCAAAAAAGATGAGAGCCCTGACGCAGCGGGAGATTTCGATGTAAACGGCAGCGAATCTGCGGAAGTACTGTCGGACATTGTAAGTGATGGAATCGCAGAAAAGTTAATATCGTTCGGCATGACCGAGGATGAAGCGCGTGCCGGGCGTGAGGTTCTTCTGATGTGTGGCGTTGAAAACATCGATAACTGCGAACCTACCGATACAAGCGCAACGGTTGACGGGCTTGTTGTATTCCGCGAAGTAGTGGACAAGGACAGAGTGTTTTGGTTCACGGTGGATAACAGAGAGATTTTCTATGTTTCGTTGAATGGAACAGACCTGTACGATGTAGACAAGGGCGGGTTCCTGATGAAGATAGACGATGTTCATGTGCCGGAATCCTCCGTTGAGTATAGCGTGTATCGGCAGTTACAAGACAAGACCGAGCGTGTCCTTGACCAGTATTTTGTAAACGCAAGATACTATGACGGCTGGGGCATTGGCCGTGCGGACGAAAACTACATGGTGCAGTGCGAGGTATATGCGTCAAATGCGCTTAAAATGAAAGACTGGGTTCCGGCAAAGGTCTGGTATGAAGATCAAGGGAACGGAGAGTTTATTGTGACCGGCGTACAGATTGACGGAACGCAGTATGAAGTGAAGCCGTAAGAGAAAAGCCAAATAGAATGGACTACCGATTATTCGGCAGTCCATTTTTTATTGTAGGAGGACGAATGGATTATCGGAAGATTGCGGAAAGCATCAAAAACCGCATAGAGAAAACGCATGACCGGGAAGCCTACAAGGATTTGCTGTCGTTGTGCATTGGGTACGAAACGGAAGATTTTGCTGCGGCGCACCAGTTAAATTCCGAAGTCCGAATGATGACCTCCGAGGCACTTCGTAACGGAAACCCGAAAGACGCGGAGTATTTCTACACGCTGCATAAGCAATCCATGCTGTTTGATGCGCCGCATGATTTTGACACCTTCCTGCTGTATGTGGAGATGGACAGAAAGCCGGAGAAGCGGTTTTATGCTCCACGCAGGCGGTATCTAAAACCTATTGTGCAGGGGTATCAAGATGTTCTTGACGGCAAATTGAGGCTGCTGACCATTTCCCTGCCAAAAAGAGCCGGGAAAAGCCAGCTTGGGATCAATTTTATCAACATGATTTCCGGGAGAAACCCGGATAAATCGTCCCTTATGGAAGGCACGGGAGACGATCTTGTGCGGAGTTTCTATAACGGCTGTCTGGAATACCTGCAAACGCCAAACGAGTATTTGTTCTACGATGTGTTCCCGGATGCTCCATTGGTGCAGACCAACGCAGACACGAAAATTATCAATCTGCGTTCTAAATCCCGATTCCCTACGGTCATGTGCCGGTCGATTGACGCACGGCAGGTTGGCTTGTCGGAGGCAACCAATGTCCTTTATTTGGATGACTGTGTGGAGGGCAGAGAGGAAGCGAAAAACCGTCAACGGCTGGATGATAAGTGGGAAGTAATTTCCGGCGATATTTTAGGCCGTGCCATAGAGGGCACGCCTATTGTGGCCACCGGGACGAGATACTCCCTATATGACCCCATAGGGCATTTACAGGAAGAAGCACAAAAAGGCGGCTGGGCATGGAAAGCCATTGAAATCCCCGCCCTCGACCCAATTACAGACGAAAGCAATTATGAGTATGAGCGGGAGGGTAAAAAGGTTTTTACCACCGCGTATTTCCGCGAGCAGAGAGAGCTTCTGAGCGCAGAACAGTTTGAAAGCGAATTTCAGCAGCAGCCCTTTGAATCAAAGGGGCTGCTTTTCAATAAGTCGGGGCTGAACTATTTCTTTGAACTGCCGGTAGACCGTGACCCGGATGCGATCATTGCTGTGGCAGACACCGCAGAAAGCGGAAAAGACAGTACGGCGATGCCTATTGCGGCCTTATATGGGGATGAAGTCTATATTGTGGATGTGGTATACGATGATTCCCCCGCAGAGGTAACAAAGCCAGAATGCGCAAAGTGCCTGATTGATAACAAGGTGGGAGACGCACTGTTTGAATCCAACAACGCCGGTATGTATTTCGCAAGAGATGTTGCAGAGCTTGTGAAAAACGCAGGATTCAACACCAGCATACGGACAAAAAGGACGATTTCCAACAAGCAGACACGAATTGAGTTCGCATCGGATGGAATCAAGAAGAATTTTTACTTCAAGCATCCGTCCACATACAAGCGAGGGTGTCAATACTGGGGATTCATGCAGGAAGTGACCACCTATGTAAGAAGCGGCAAGGTGGCGCACGATGACGCGCCTGATTCCTTGTCGTTGCTGGAGAACGAAATCAGAAACCGCATCAGCGGCAAGATTGAGATATTTAAAAGACCGTTTTAAGGGGTGACGCTTTTGAGACAAATGTTTGGTAGAAAGGTCATTTATTCGGATGCTACCGAGGTAAACGAGGGTAATATTGCAAATATCCTGCAAAAAGCAATGGTTGTCCACGCCGCAAACCGCGCGGACATGGAATATTTATACAGGTACTATAAAGGCGACCAGCCTATCCTTTCCAGAGTAAAGGATGTACGCCCGGAGATTAACAACAAGATTGTCGAAAACCGGGCAAACGAAATTGTGTCCTTTAAGGTCGGCTATTTGATGGGCGAGCCTGTCCAGTATGTCAGCAGAGCTGCCGATGAAAAAATCGCCGAGATGGTAACAAAACTGAACGATTATGTTTTGTCAGAGGACAAACCGGCAAAGGATAAGGAGTTGGCAGACTGGTTCCACATCTGCGGAACGGCTTATCGCATGGTCATGCCGGACACACCGGAAGATGAAGATGAAGCCCCGTTTGAGATTTTTACCCTTGACCCACGGTTTTGCTTTGTGGTGTATTCCGTGCAGCTGGGAAATCCTCCCCTCATGGCGGTCAAGTATGTCAAGATGGAAGATGGGACAGTCGTTTTCAGCTGTTACACGAAAGACCACTTCTATGAAGTGACCGACACATGGAAGATTATTCGCAGTGAGACGCAGATTTTGGGGATTCCCATTATTGAGTACCCGGCAAACCGTGCGAGACTTGGCGCGTTTGAAATTGTTCTAAATCTGCTGGATGCAATCAACAATGTGGAATCCAATCGCATGGATGGCGTGGAGCAGTTCGTGCAGTCCTTGCTTCTGTTCCATAATGTGCGTATTTCCGAAGAACAATATTCTGCACTGCGGCAGGATGGAGCGATTCAGTTTGAGGATATTGACCCGCAGAAGAAAGCGGAGATCAAGAACCTTGTCACGGAGTTGAACCAGACGCAGACACAGACTCTTGCGGACAATCTGTATAACACGGTTTTGACCATCTGCGGGATGCCCAACAGAAACGGCGGTTCTTCCACCTCTGACACCGGGTCTGCGGTCATTATGCGTGACGGCTGGTCTGCGGCAGAAGCAAGAGCAAAGGATTCCGAGCTGGTGTTCAAGCGTTCCGAAAAAGAGTTTCTGAAAGTGCTTTTGCGGATTTGCAATGACTTGAGCGATTTGTCTTTGAAACTGTCTGCAATCGAGATCAGATTTACCCGGCGGAATTATGAGAACATTTCCGAAAAGGCAAATGTGCTGGTTACCATGCTGGGCAACGGTAAAATTGCGCCGCAGCTTGCGTTTACGCATTGCGGCCTTTTTAGCGACCCGCAGCTTGCGTACAAGATGAGCATGGAATATCTGGAGGAAAACGGAGGGAACAATGGAATTAACGCTGGAGATGGTACGGACGATCAACGAAATCCTCAAGAACCGCAATCAAGCGGAGGTGAAAGTGGAGAACGGGAAGATCGTGGTGCTTGAAGTACGAAGAAAGAAAAAATACTGAGTGGGTCTTGCAAGGGCTTGACCGACAGCCGAGGGGCTATCCGAAAGGGTAGCCCCTTTTATTTTTTGATTTAACCGCCGAAAGGCGATAAATGGTCAGTGACGACCTTAAAACGCAAACGGGAGACAACCCGCAAAAACAGAAAATAGTGCTGAGTGAACAGCCTTGTTAAACGCAGGAGGTAATCAAAATGGCAAAAATCGACACCAATCAGATCAAGGGCTATGCGGAAATGTCTTTGGAGGACAAGCTGAAAGCACTGGAAGCGTTTGAGTATAACGACAACGCATCCGAGCTCGAAAAGCAGAAAGCGGCTGTTTCTAAAGCAAATTCCGAGGCCGCAGAGTGGAAAAGGAAACACAATGCCCTGCTGAGCGAGGACGAGCAGAAGAAGCAGAAGCAGGAGGAGGACATTGCCGCCATGCAAAAGGAACTTGACGAACTGCGCCGAGACAAGACCGTTTCGCAGTTCACAGCCAAGTTTATTGCACAGGGCTATGACGAAAAGCTTGCTGCCGAAACCGCAAAGGCGATGGCTGACGGAAACACTGATAAGGTGTTTGCCAACCAGCAGGCGTTTCTTGAGGCTTATGCAAAGCAGGTAAAGGCCAGCGCAATGCAAGGCACGCCCAAGCCCGCTGCGGGCGCAGGGGCGAATGGTGCAGACTTTTCCAAGAAAGCTGCCGAAGCGCAGAACGCCGGCAATTTTGCGGAGGCGGCGTACTATACCCGCCTGATGAATCAGGACAACAACACACAGTAAAGGAGAATGAATTAAAATGGCAGATACTTTTGCTACCAGCTTCGGAGTGCTGAATTACTCCGGTATGCTTTTTAACAAGGGCAACATCCGCACCCCCCTTTCTTCCATTATCGGAAGCCGGGCAAAGATCACCAATCATGTGGAGTTTGTCACTGGTCAGGAATACAGCTCCGCTGGCGGCGCACAGCCCGCTATCAGCGAGACTGCGTCTCTGACTGCCCCTGACGCTACCGTGGTGACCCGTACCCAGAAAACCAATGTTACGCAGATTTTTCAGGAGACCGTGGGCGTTTCTTACGCCAAGATGTCCAACATGGGAACCCTGTCCGGTGTGAATATCGAGAATCAGCAGGCCAACCCCATCAATGAACTGGATTTTCAGGTTGGCGCAAAGCTTCAGAAAATTGCCCGTGACATGGAGTTTACCTTCATTCAGGGCGCATACAACAAGGCCACGGACGATTCCAAGATCAACAAGACCCGTGGTCTGACCACCGCTATTACCACCAATGTGACTGCAATGGGGTCTAAGCCTCTGGGTCTGTGGGATGTGGCCGACATGGTGAAGAAGATTTACGGTGCAAACGCTCCCACCAACGGTCTGGCACTGTGGTGCGATGCTGTGACCATGTTCCAGATCAATGCGGATGCCGTGCAAAACGGTCTTACCGTGGTTCCCGCCGCCCGTGAGATCAACGGTATTGCGCTGTCCAGCGTAATCACTCCCCTTGGCGTGGTTTATCTGTACCTGGGCGAGTGCCTGCCCGCTGGCACTGCACTGCTGCTGAATCTGGATGTTATCGCCCCTGTGTACCAGCCTGTTCCCGGCAAGGGTAACTTCTTCCTGGAGCAGCTGTCCAAGACAGGCGCTGGTGAGAAGTGGCAGCTGTTCGGGCAGGTTGGCCTTGACCACGGACCCGAATGGTATCATGGCAAGTTCACCGGTATTTCCACCGATTTCACTGCGCCCACCTACAGCCGCAGCGTGTTCATCGCCAATGACGCAAGCAATCCTGTAAACACCAAAGCTGTGACCGGCTGATAAAGGAGGGCGGGAAGTATGACCGAAGCTGAAAAGACCGAGCTTTTAGCTACTATGACAGACCAGCAAGGAAGCGTGCTTTCCGCCTACCTTGCTATTGCTGGAGATAAAGTGCTGCGAAAACTATACCCGTTTGACGACACGATTAAAGAAGTCCCCGAACGGTATCACATGACACAGGTGGAGGTTGCAGCATATCTGCTGAACAAGCGCGGAGCAGAGGGCGAAACAGCACACAGCGAGAATGGCATTTCCCGCTCCTATGAGGATGGAGATGTTCCATCCTCCCTCTTGCGTGACATTGTCCCTTATGCGGGGGTGGTGCGATGAGGTGCATGGATCGGAACAAATCCGAGTGCTGGTATCTCCTGTATGACGGGAAAACTATGAATGTGTCCGATGATGGATATGAAACCGGTCAAATGTCCGTAAAATACAAGAACGCAGTGAAGATGCTGGCGAATATCTCCCCTGCATCCGGGGCGGCGCAGGTGGAGCAGTTTGGACAATTTGTGTCTTATGACAAGGTTATTGTCACGGATAACATGAGCTGCCCTATCAGCGAGGATACTGTTCTGTTTGTAGACAAGGAGCCGGAGTATGCCGGCGAAAAGCCTCTGTATGACTACGTCGTAAAGCGAGTGGCCAAGTCGCTCAATTCCATTTCCATTGCCATAAGCAAGGTGAATGTATCGTGAAGCATAAGGTTGTTACCACCCTCTCTCCATCCGGTGTGCAGCAGATGATCGATTCCGTTCAGGAATACCGAGAATGGCTGAAAACCGGCTGTACGCTTCTGCTGGAACGTCTTGCACAAGAGGGCTATGAGGTGGCAAGCGCAGGTTTTTCGGATGCCACATATGACGGTACAAACGATGTGACCGTGTCTGTCGAAGATCGAGGGAAAATAAAGGCCGTTGTCGCCGTTGGCGGCACGGTCTTATTTATTGAGTTCGGCACCGGAATAACTTACCCGGATAACCACCCGGAAGCAAGTGATCTTGGTATGGTGCGTGGCACGTATGGGAATGGACACGGAAAACAAACCACATGGGGCTATTACGGAGACCCCGGAACAAACGGAACAGTTGCAGGAGAGAGAGCAAAGGGAACGCTTGTTCTTACACACGGCAACCCCGCAAATATGCCCATGTATAACGCCGTAAAAGAATTGGAGTTACGGCTTGGCGCACTCGTAAAGGAGGTGTTCCGATGATTGATGTGGAACGGATGGTTTTTACCCCGATTGCAGAAGCCCTACGAAAGAAATTCAAGGGGATAGCTGTTTCCGGGGCGTATGTAAAATCTCCTCCTGACTTTCCGTATGCAAGCATTGTGGAACAGGACAATTATACAACCACGATCAATCAGGACAGCTCCGACACAGAGCGTTTTGCGACCGTCATGTATGAGGTCAATGTCTACTCCAACAAAGCCGGAGAAAGCAAAGCGGAATGCCGCAGCATCCTGTCAGAAATCGACAAAATGCTGTATGCAATGAATTTCACACGCATTTCCATGACCCCCGTCCCAAACATGGACAGTGCGTCAATCTATCGTTTAGTGGCACGATACCGTGCCGAAACGGACGGAAACACACTTTTTAGGAGGTAAATTATGGCAATCAGTACTTACAAATGCTTTCTGATGCAGAAAGCGTCCACCGGGGGTACATGGACGAAGCTGGTGGACATCAAGGAGTTCCCCGACCTTGGCGGTGATCCTGAAATGCTGGAAACCACCACCCTGTCTGACAAGATGCAGACCTACATCGCCGGTATTCAGTCTATGGACGGCCTGAGTTTCACGGCAAACTACACACTGGCCGATTACAAGACTCTGAAAGCAAAAGAGGGCGCAGAAGCGGATTATGCCGTCTGGTTTGGCGGCACTGAGACCGGCGGTGCTGTTACCCCCACTGGCTCTGACGGAAAGTTTTCCTTCAAGGGCCAGCTTTCCGTGTACCCCACCGGCGGCGGCGTAAACGAAGTGGTCGGAATGAATATCACCATCGCGCCCACCACGGTCATCACTTTGGATGACGGCGAGTAAGGAGGAATTATGGCAAAGACAATGACTATCGAGCACAACGATGTGAAATATGTGCTGGAATACACCAGAAAATCTGTGGAAATGATGGAGCGGCAGGGCTTCGAGATCGAGGAATTGCAGCGCAAGCCCATGACCTATCTGCCCGCCCTGTTTGCTGGCGCTTTTTTGGCGCATCACCGCTATGTAAAGCGTGATGTTATCGACAAGATTTACGCCCAGCTGCCCAACAAGGGAGATATGCTGGGCAAGCTGGTGGAAATGTATAGCGAACCCATTGTAGCGCTCATGGATGATCCCGAAGCCGAGGGAAACGCCAGCTGGACGGTGGACTGGTAAGCGAACCGCCGCCCGATAAAGAGGGGGGCAATACCCCCCTCTACGCTTACACGGAAAAGTTCTATGAGGTTTTTCCTTATTACCTTGCAATAGGCATGACCTACGAGCAGTTCTGGGAAATGGATTGCGAGTTGGTCAAGTACTACCGCAAGGCAGCGAAAATCAAGCAGGACTTGGACAACCAGAACGCATGGCTACAGGGTGCGTATTTCTATGAAGCCTTGGCGGATGTATCTCCTATTCTTCATGCGTTTGCAAAGAAAGGTACAAAGCCTATTCCGTATCGAGATTCCCCCTATCAGGTGGGTGAAAGCTATAATTCTGCGGAGAAAAAAGTGAAAGAGCAGAAGAATGATAGCCGTGCAAAAGCAATCATGGAAATGTTCATGATTGCAAATAACAAGAAATTCGAGCCGGGAGGTGAAAAGCATGGACAATCTTGAAATTCGCGGACTTGAATTTCAAATCAAAGAGAACAGCGACAGTGCCGTTGCGTCTTTGGGACGGCTTGAAAAAGCGTTGTCCTCCCTAAAGACGGCCACTTCCGGCGGAGCGTCCGGCGTAAGAACTACTGCAAATCAGATTGCTGCGCTCAATAAAGCGCTGTCTGGGCCCGGTGCAGTTGGGCAAAAACTTAAATCTATCGCTGCCGGGCTAAAGGCCATATCCGATGTTGGAACCGTTAAGATTCCAAAATCTCTTGGGACTAATATGCAATCGCTCGGAACGGCACTATCCGGGATTTCCGATGGCGATATAGACAAACTCTACAATGTCGCAGATGCTTTGCGCCCGCTATCCGAACTGGAAGGTGCGCACATGCGTTCGTACATCAACCAGCTCAGCGCTTTTCCGGACGTTGTGCGCGAACTCCGCGCCGCAGACATTGACGAGTTTTCAAACCAAATGACCCGGCTTGCAAATGCGCTGAGACCGTTTGCCACAGAAATGCAACATGTAGCCGATGGATTTAGTGCCATGCCGTCTCGAATTCAGCGGCTCATAACAACGACCGAGAAGTACAACAACACGGTAAACAAAGGCTCCACCCAAACGAGCCGATTTGGGATTTCCCTCAAAAGCATAAAAACGGCAGGGGTTGTGGCCGGAATTCGTATGGTGCGCCAAGGAATCAGCAAGGCCATCACTGAATCAAATTCCTACCAAGAGGATTTGAACCTGTTTACTGCGTCAATGGGGCAATACGCAAAAGAAGCCCAAGAGTATGCGGAAAATGTTGGAGAAATAATGGGAATTGACCCCGCAAAATGGATGCGGAATCAGGGCGTATTTAACACTTTGCTGTCCGGCTTCGGATCTGTCGCAGATCGTTCTTACCTTATGAGTAAGAACCTTACACAGCTCGGCTATGACATTTCCTCGTTTTTCAACATCTCCGTTGAAGATGCTATGCAAAAGCTGCAATCCGGCATTTCCGGAGAATTGGAGCCGTTGCGTAGATTGGGCTATGACCTGTCGCAAGCCAAACTGGAACAAACCGCGTTGACGCTGGGAATCGAAAAGTCTGTTTCCGCAATGACGCAGGCAGAAAAGGCGGAGTTGCGTTACTACGCCATTATGACACAGGTAACAACGGCGCAGGGCGACATGGCCCGTTCGCTGGATGCCCCCGCAAACCAGCTCCGTATTTTCCAAGCGCAGTTAACACAGGCATCAAGAGCAATCGGTAATATTTTTATTCCTATTCTTCAAAAGATATTACCCATTGCAATCGCCGTCCTTCGTATTGTACGCGAGCTGGCGGATGCTATTGCAAAACTGTTTCACTTCAAACTCACGGAGATCGATTATTCCGGCGTTGGGAATCTCGCCAGCGGCGCAGAAGATGCCGCTGCAGGCTTTGACGATGCGGCAAGCGCAGCAAAAGAGCTGAAAAAGTCCGTTATGGGCTTTGATGAGCTTAACATTCTGAACGGCAACACTGCGTCCGGGTCTGGTTCTGCAGGTATGCCCAGCGGCAGCGGTTTTGACTTTGAATTGCCTGAGTATGGTTTTCTTAATGATGTAAGTAAGCAGGCTGATGAAGTCACGCAGAAGCTCAAAAATGCGCTCCCGTGGATTCTTGCAATTGGCGCTGGATTAGCGGCGTGGAAACTTGGCCCAAAACTCGGCCTTGATTTGCAGAAAACCATTGGCTTGGCTGTCGGTATTTTTGGCGCGCTTACGCTGGTGCAAAACATTCTCGATTCAATCGTAAACGGCGTTACAGAAGAGAACATGACCGGAATGATTTTCGGCATGACGCTTGCCGTGACCGGGCTATATGTTGCACTTGGGCCGGTTGCTGGAGGAATTACAGCTATTGTTTCCGGTCTTGCTGTGCTGGCTGTCGCGTTTTCTGATGCAGATAAAAGCGGATGGAATTTCCAGAACCAAATGCTCGCTATTGCCGGAATTCTTGCGGCAGGTGTCGGAATCGGTATACTTATTGGGTCTTGGATTCCTTTGCTAATCGCAATGATTGCATCCCTGCTTCTTAGCATTACTACGTCGACCGGGCACGGACAAGAACTTATCAACGGCGTGAAAGAGACCCTGCAAGGGTTTATTGACTTCTTTGCTGGAATCTTTACCGGAGATACGGAGCGCACAGCTGCGGGCATTGCTGGAATTTTCGGTGGGCTGAAAAATGCGGTTGGTGCTGTGATTGATGGCATAAGGGACTGGCTAAATGGGCTGTTGGATTGGATCGACAAAAAAACAAACGGAAAGCTCAAACCGCTTATTACCGGAATCAAGGCTATTGTAACCGCCGTTTTTGGCAACATCAAGCAAACCGTCGGGAATGTAATCGACGAAATTAAGACGATTTTTTCCGGGCTAATCAAGTTTATCTCCGGCGTTTTCTCGGGCGATTTTGACAAAGCGTGGGAGGGAATTAAGGACATTTTTAAGGGCATTTTGAACACCATAATCGATCTGCTTAATGGAGCAATCAACATCATCATCAAAGGGCTTAACTGGCTCATTAAGCAGATGAACAAGATTAGTTTCGATGTCCCTTCGTGGGTGCCGTTTGTAGGAGGCAAATCTATTGGAGTAAACATTGACTATATCAGCGAGAATGTGCTCCCGCGCCTCGCTAAAGGCGCAGTTATCCCCGCAAACGATGAATTTCTTGCCGTGCTCGGCGATCAGACCCACGGGAATAACATTGAAGCACCGGAAGGACTTATTCGGAAAATTGTCCGCGAAGAATCCGGCGGTTCTGGAGAAGTCCATGTGACCATTGTTCTCGACAGCGTGACTGGTAAGAAATTGTTTGAAACGGTGGTCAGAGAGAACAACGCCGTTGTCCGGGCGACTGGGGCAAGTCCTCTTGTTACATAAGGAGGTCAAATGGCAATTTTAACCATTACAAAGGCAGCCGGGACGAATGTCCCGCTGCCTGACCCCAGCGAATATTCGTGGGGCATACAGGATGTTGACGCAGATGGAACGGGGAGAAACCAAAACGGAGACTTGTTTCGTGACCGGGTAGGGATTAAGCGTAAGCTAACTCTATCGTGGCCGCCCATGAAATCCGCGCCGATGTCCACATTGCTGCAGGCTGTAGACGAGGTTTTTTTCAAAGTAAAATATCCCGATGCTATGACCGGTTCTGAACGGCAAATGACCGCCTATGTTGGCGACAGGACAGCACCCATGTATAGCCTTATTGATGGCGAATATCAATGGGAGGGGCTTTCCATGAACTTCATCGAGAGGTGAGCCATGCATACTGTAACAGACGCATTTAACGCCGCGTGTTCTGCGCCGGGGCGTGAAATCACCAGCAAGGTAAATTTTAACGGTACGACAGACCTTCCAGCATCGGAGATACAGGAGATCGTTATAACGGAGCAGTTTGGCTCCTCAGACGGTGTGACCATCGGCGCGGCGTTTTCGTCCAGCTGCAAGGTTACATTCTACAAGCAGGACAATCTGCCGCTGAACGGTGCGTATTTCATCCCCTCTATCGGTATCATGGTAGGCGGTGAAGCCCAATATGTTCAAAAGGGCAAATACTACATCCCCTCAGATGGCGTAGAGGATAGCGGGAAGCTGTGGGTAACTGTCACAGGCTACGACCGTATGGCTGGTCTGACAGAGGACTATATGCCCACCATCACATTCCCGGCTACTCCGGCACAGGTGCTGGCAGATGTCTGCAAACAGGCGAGCGTAACACCGCCTGCCGTTACTATGCCGAGTATTCAGATTGCTGCGCCTTACACGGGCACTCTGCGGCAACAGCTGGGATGGCTGGCCGGTCTTATCGGTTGTAACGCAAAGTTCGATGCAACGGGAAACCTTGTCTTTTGCTGGTATGCCGATGGCGGTCTTACGATTGACCGCGATACGCAGTACATGGATGGCTTGACGCTGACAACTGATGATGCATTTACAATTCACAGTCTCTTGACTGGCACGGATAGCAACCCCATCAGTGTGGGAGCGGGAAAAGGTATTACCACCATTAACCCATACATGACCGCAGAAGTAGCAGAAACCGTTTTTGCCGAGATTAACGGCAAAACAATGCGGCCTTGCGCCGTTAAGTGGCGTGGGAACCCAGCCGTTGAAGCGGGAGACATTGTTTCTGTTATAGGCGGCAGCGGAGAGAATCTAACGGCCTATGTGATGGAGCTAAAAACGCAAATCAAGGGTGGAATGTCCGCCGACTTGACTTGCTATGCCCCATCGGATACAGACTATGCTACCCCTTCTCCATCGGAACAGAAGTTCAAAAGGATGTATGAAGATGTTGTAAAGTCGTTTCAAGATGCTACCCAAAAAATAATCGGAGCACAGGGGGGTTATTTTGAAATCACTTATGACAAAGACGGATACCCTACTGGCTGGACGCTAAGAAATACACCCACCGTGGAAGATAATACCAAAATGTGGATCATGTCCACCGGTGGCCTGGGCTTTTCTACTGACGGGGGAAAGACCATCAGTAAAGTAGCCCTGACGATGGACGGAACGATCAACGGTGCGGCCCTTGCCATAGGTTCTGTTAGTCAGGATGCGGTTTCTGGACTCTCCCAAAAGCTCATAGCCATTGACGGAAAATTTGAGTCCACCATCAGCAAGACAGAAGCCCAGAAAACATATGCCACAAAAACCGACCTTGAAAATATCGAGCTTACCCCCGGGCCTCCCGGCCCTGCCGGGGCCGACGGCAAAGACGGCACCAATGGCACCAACGGTCTGTCTGTATGGATTACTTACCATGACGGCACGACTACCCCGGCCAAGCCCACAGGAGACGGTACGCTGAACGGCTGGCACACGGACTTGACCGATGCTGTGGTATGGCTTTCACAGAAGGTAGCAGCGTCCGCCAGCAGCGGTACATGGGGAACGCCCGTGCGCATTGTAGGAGCGGACGGCAAGCCTGGAACCAAGGGCGATGACGGTGTTTCTGTGACGAGCACGGAGGTAGAGTATTACCTTTCCACCTCTGACACGGAGCTGTCCGGCGGCACATGGCAGCCTGCAGCCCCGACCATCACGGATGGCACCTACCTTTGGAGCCGCACGAAGATTACCTATTCCAACGGCCAAACGGCCTACACCGGCGCATACTGCATCAGTAAGGCCATGACCGAGAGCGCCGAACCGATTGTTAGCGAGACCCGCACGGCGGTGACAAAGCTGACCCAGGATGTGGACAGCTTCAAGGCTACGGTATCCGAAACCTACACAGAAAAGTCCAATTTCAACGAGTTCCGGCAAAAAACGGAATCCGACCTAACCGCCAACAGCACGGCCATAGAGCAGCGGTATACCGAGATCAAGACCGTGGAGCAGCAAGTCCTTGGCGTAGATGGCAAGGTTACGGATGTGCAGAAAAAGGTCACAGAGACGGCGGGATATATCCGTACCGGCAAGGTGGCTGAGGATGAATCCGGGAATCCGATTTACGGCGTGAAAATCGGGCAGACCGATACGGCGGGCAATTATAACGCCTTTGCCCAGTTCACAGCCGGGCGCATTTCCTTTTTCGATGAAACCGGGAAGGAGATCAGCCACTTCGCGGGCAAGGATTTCTACATCGACAGCGGTATCATCGTCCAAAACCTGAATCTTGGCGGCTATGAGCTACGCCGGAATAAGGGCCTTGGCTTCAAATGGATAGGGGGCTGATAGAATGGCAACAAGCGGAACCGTAAAAACAAACACAAAATATGGCTCCTATTTTTGGGTCAAGTGGGAAATCAGCGGCAGTCAGGACATAGCCGGGAATAAGACTACCATATCCTGGTCCTGTGGTCTGCACCCCGAGGAGCAGTATTACACAAACGCCATAAAAATGGGTGCGGTGGTCATTAACGGTCAAACTGTGTATTCCGGTGGCACATATTCCGACATCACGGATTACAAGGATCGCACCTTTGCCTCCGGCACACTGGATATTTCCCACAACAATGACGGCGGCAAGACCTTCACCGTTTCCGCCTTTTCCGGCTGGCTTTACGGGAACGGAGATTATACCGCTTCAGCGGAGAGTTTTGCCCTGCCTGCCATACCCCGGGCGGCGACCATCACATCCGCACCCAACTTTACAGATGTGGACAACCCGGCCATTGCCTATGCCAATCCGGCTGGCTCGGCGGTGTCTGCGTTGGATGTGTGCATATCTCTGACCGGGTCGGCATCGGATATTGCTTACCGAGCCGTCAGCACCAACGGCGGAAGCTACACCTTCCAGCTTACCAATGCGGAGCGGGCCGTGCTGCGCAACAACACGACATTAGCACGAAAAGTCGTGTTCCTGCTGCGTACCAAAATCGGCAGCACCTATTACTACGACACCGTAGAAAGGACATTTACCGTCACCAATAATGCGGCCACCCGACCCAGCGAAGCTATTGCCGTGGCCCCTGTCAGCGCCCTGTCTGCGCCGTTCAACGCCCTATATATCCAGGGCAGAACACAGGCCAAAATCACGCACACGGCCAGCGGCAAGTTCGGCGCGACCATAAATCAATATTCCTCATCCGTAGAGGGCAAGGCTTACTCCGGGGAAACAGCCACCAGTGACGCACTGCAAACGCCGGGCGTGCTGACAATCACCGGTACGGCAACGGACAGCAGAGGCTTTTCCACTACAGCATCTAAAACCGTCACGGTGCTGGCGTACAATACGCCCTCTGTGGTGCGTAACGGCAGCACGGGAAGATTTGTATGCGCACGGTCTACCTCTGATGGAACAATAAGCGAAGATGGCACGGCGCTTTATGTGGAGTGCTCCAAGTCCTTTTCCCCTCTGGCCAACAATAATAAATGCACATTGCGTCTGCGCTATGCGGCAGAAGGCGGCGGTTGGTCAAGTTGGATCACGCTTTTGGCAGAATCTTCCGGAAACGATTACGCAGGCGTGGCGCCCGGTGTCACCCTATCGGTATCGGTAGTATATACCATCGAGATTCAGGCGGTGGACAAGCTGGGTGAGAGCGGGTCGGTGGAAACGAGAATCCCCACATCCGAGATGACTTTCCACCTGGGCGAGAACGGTAAAGCCGTGGGTATTGGGCGGTACGCCAGCGAGAGCGGAGAGACGCGGCTGGATGTGGCCTGGGATGCGCATTTTGAAAAGGGCCTACAAGTCAGCGGGGCCGCGGACTTGGGCGAAACGCCGCCTAAGGTGGCGGTGCTGGATAATGCCGGGTTGGTGCATTACCGGACACTGCTGGAGCTACGAGCCGATTTGGACTATGGTGACTATGTGTTAGAGCAAGGCACCAGTGGTATCTGGACTTACCGCAAATGGGCCAGCGGCGTGGCGGAGTGCTGGGGAGGGAAGAACTGTGGAGACATCGCTATTACATCTGCGTGGGGCGCACTTTTTGAGGGGAGCAAAATGGACGGCATTGCATACCCAAGTGGACTTTTCGTAAGTCAGCCCGTATTTTTTCCGTCGGCACAAACGACAAGATACGCGATTGGCGGCATAGAAATTGACGGTGGAGATGCAACCACTACGCCAAGCCTGTATTTACTCAGAGCGACAGCGCAAACGGTGCAGGGGGTGTACTTATCTCTGTACGCAAAGGGCCGCTGGAAGTAACCCAACGCTGCAAGCAAACCAAGCCTCAGAGGAGAAAGGAAATTACTGAATGGAAACAATCGTCGTGGCTCTCATCACCGGCGGCCTGTCGCTGCTGGGGGTAATCATCACCAGCAACAAAACCACCCGGGATGTGCAGGCCAAGCTGGACAAGCACCAGGCCGTCACCGATACAAAACTGGAAGAACTGACCAGAGAGGTTCGGGAGCACAACAATTTTGCCCGGCGCGTTCCGGTGCTGGAGGAGCAGATCAAGGTCGCCAATCACAGGATAGCGGATTTGGAAAGACTGCCCAACCGCTGAGCCTCGCAAATCTATAGTATGAGGAGGTATATGTATGTATCGAGGTACAACCCCCACGCTGACATTCCGCCTGCCCATCGACACGGGGAGCATCACAGCGCTGTCCGTTGCCGTGGCCCAGGCCGGACAGGTTAAGATCGAAAAAACATTGCCGGATGTACAGCTGGACGGGAATGTTGTCTCCTGCACGCTGACGGAATCCGAGACCCTGTCGCTTACTGCAGGGAGAGGCATTGACGCAAAGATACAGCTCCGTGTGGGCGTTGGGGCGCAGCGCATGGCATCCCAGGTATTCTCGGTGCCTGTGGAGCGTATTCTCCGGGATGGTGCGTTGTTATGATTGAGTTTGCGGTAACCTTTTCTCCCGGCGCTGACCTGAAGGTGGAGTTCTCGGAAAGCGTGCCCCTGGATGTTGATATGGGTCAGGTGATGGAAGTCCCCACCGCCCCAGCCTATACAGGGGAGTACGAGGTCGTCCCGAAAGTGTACACCGCGCAGACCCTACCCACCGGCGGAAAGCTCATGGGCCGAGATGTATTAGTCCACAAAATCCCGCAGCTTGAGGTCAGCAACGGCAGCGGGGGTAAAACATTAATCATCGGAGAGGAGTAAAAAAATGGCAAATCAGTATGTAAACAAAGTGGTTGTCGGAGCTGAGGTAAAGCTGGACTTGTCCCAGGACACCATCAGCCCGGACAAGCTGGCAAAGAACATCACCGCCCACGACAAGTCCGGTGCACCCATCGTGGGTACCAGCACTCTGGATGTGGATTCCGCCGATGCCACAGCGGCAGTGGCGGAAATCCTGAAGGGCAAGACTGCCTATGCGCGAGGCACAAAACTGACCGGCACCATGCCGGATAACGGCGCTGTGGACGGGAAGATCACGACCGTAGCCGAGAAGTATACCGTCCCCACCGGCTTTCACGATGGCAGCGGTACGGTGCAGATTGACGCCACCGAGCAGGCAAAAATCATCGCCAAGAACATCCGGGAGGGCATTACCATCCTGGGAGTCACGGGCACCATGAGCGGCAACGAGGGCATGAAGCCCCAGGCCAAGACGGTGACGCCTACATTTTCCCAGCAAGTGGTGTCCCCGGATGCATCCTATAACTGTCTGTCCCAGGTGACGGTGGGAGCCATCCCCGTGGCCTATGTAGACAACGCCGTCAG